GCAACCCTACCGATACCGTCGCCCATTGGACCGCCAGAATAATGATCTCAGCTACCGTGTCATGGTTCGCTACCGGCGCATGGTACAACTATCGACGCACCGCTACCGAAAACGACGCCGACTCGCCCGCATAACGAGCGGACTCGACGCCCCGCCACGCCATCGGCCCCGCCACGCCATCGGCCCCGCCACGCCATCGGCCCCGCCACCTACTGCCAACAGTAGAACCCGCCCCCAATCATGGCGTGATCCTGGCACTGCCGCCGCCCACCGTGCCGGCCCCCGATCTCGCCCACGCCACCCGCGCCGACGTCCTGGCCATGCTTGACGAAAAATAAACACCGGCAACACTTGACAAGCTGCCCATCCGTACCCCATAATAGTATGACCAACCCGAAAGGACCAACCCATGACCACCACCACCCACACCGAGCCGGCAGCTTGGATCGGTTGCCTATCGTGCTACAACAACGGCACGCTGCGCGGAAAATGGATTACTGCACGCCAAGCCGCCGACGAGTTCAGCAACGACGAACCGCTAACGTACGCCGGCCAAGCCGAACCCGCCACGTACCCGAGCGGCACCACGTACGCCCGTTGCGTAGTGTGCGGCGGCGACGAGTTCGACGTATTCGACATAATGAACATGGGTACCATACGGCCTAGCGTACGTTCATTCTACCGTGACGCCGAACAACTAGCAGACCTCGACGACTCCGGCACCCTCGAACAACTACTAGCCCTAGCCGCCTGGCTCGGCTCGGCCTCGCTCGCGGACCTGATCGACTACAACGACGACCACTACGCAGGACAGTACGCCAGGTTTCAGGACTTCGCGGACAACTACGCCGACGAAAACCTACTAGGCCGCATGGCCCCAGACCTCGCCGCATACTTCGACTACGAGAAGTTCGCCCGCGACCTCGCCCACGACTACTACTACGACAACGCAACCGGCCACACGTGGTTCAGCGCATGAACCCCGACGCATACGTTCTCACGCTCCCTGGCGTGCTAGTCCTCAGCGGCCTGATAGTCGCCGCCTACTTCGTAGGCAAAGACGCCGGAACCGACGAGGAACGCCGCCGCAACAACCGCCGACGCGCCCACCAATACAACACAAGGAGAAACAACCCATGACCGCCACCCAATGCCAATGGGAACCACGCCACGCACACTTCACCGGCACCCCATACGCCGAATGTCAAACATGCCAAGCCACTTGCCACTACTACGAAGACCTCAACGAACTCACAGCAGACTGCCGACAGATCGCGGCCAACCGGCCACGAACAACAACCAACAACCCCGAAAGGTAAAACCCATGAACACCCAAACCACCACCGCCGCCACCATGACGGCCCCACCCGAAACACTCAGAACCATTCTGAGCGCATTAGACACCTACACCAGCACCGACAAAACACGTGCCGCCCTCACCCTCGCACGCCTGACCCCGGTAATCGTCGAGCAAACCGACGCCACCAAACCAGCACCAACCGCGCTGCTGTTCGAGGCCACCAACAGCACAGAGCTAGTGGAAATCACCGCCGAGCTACCTCACACACTCACCGAACCGGCACTGATCGACCCCGCCGCGATCCTCGCCACCATGCCCAAGAAGTCCGAAACCAAGTACCACCGCGAGAGCGTGCTAACACTCACCGCCGACGCCTGGACCCTCACCGCCGGACACACCACCAGCAGCGGCCCCACCACCAGCGACCACACCTGGCCCAACACACTCACACTATGGCAAGACCAACGCGGCAACCTCGCCCCGCACCTGATCGGCGCCCCAATGCTCGCCCGCCTTGCCAAGCTCGCAAAGCACCTCGGAACCGATCACGTCGAGGCCAGCAGCATGGCACACACCGACGACAAACCAGACCCACGCCGCCCACTTGTCTACACCCTCAACGCCGAAAACCTCACCGCCCGCGTACTCATAATGCCCCGCCGCCGATAACAACACACAACCCCCCACGCAGGCCGCCGGCGTTGTTGCCGGCGGCCTTGCCGTACCCAGCACCACACCGCCCACACAGTAGGCGACACACCACGCCGGCTACCACTTGCCGCCGCCCCGTGTTGTCGTCGACCCACGTCGAACCGGTACCCCGTCGCAACGTGATCCGGTAGCCGTCGAACACGCCAGCAGGCCGAACACGTGAGGCCGGCACCATGCCCACCCCACCCCACCCCCATAGCCGAGGGTATGCCGAGGCCACCGCGGGCAGAGGTATGTATTAGGTGTTTTCTGTGTGGTCATTTTTGTTGGTGGGTCGCGCCGGCAGCGCCGTGTGTGCTGGGGGGAGGTGGGGGAGGGAGGGGGTGGTGGGGGTTGTCTTTTGTGCTGCGCCTGGTTGCGCCTGTTCTCGAAGTTGTGTGTGTGGAACTGGTAGCAACCGAACGTATGTGAGGGCGCTAGGACAACTGAGCGTATGCGAAGGCGTCAGGCATTTCTTTAGCCCCCCCAAGTTCTGTTTTACGCCTGAACCCGTCTGTCTTGATACCGAAAGAAGGCGACCATCTTCGGTCCCCTTTTCAGGCCACTATTCGCGTGCGATCTAGCCATGCTGCCCCAACCGATGATTGTGGTTGGGAGGAATGTAATCGTTTAGCGTCCGTATTCTTGGGGTGTTGTGCGCGTCTCTCGACGTGGCGGTGAGAGTGTATCAGGTGCCGGTCGGTGCCAACAACCCGTTCGCACAAACCCGTATGCGATTACACCGACCGGCGTAATGTATGCTAGCAGGCACGATGGCACGTGGCGCTCCGAAGAATCCGATCAACGACATCGTGGATACGGTTGGTGGCTGGTTGGGTGGTCGTGGTCCTGGGACGAATCCGCAGGTGCAGGCGGCTATGGATGCGACGAGAGCTATTGGGAAGGTGGTGGATACGGCTACTGGCGGGTTCGGGCAGGCGCTTCTTTCTGATGCTCAACGGATGGCGATGACGGGTTCGTCGACGCCTTCGGCGTTGTACAAGACGGCTGCGGTGAATCTGGGTGCTGCTGCTGCTGGTGTGGGGGCAGCGAAAGTGGCTGGGAAAGTGGTCAGGGATGTTGTTCCTGCCGTGGCTGTAGCCCGAAATGCTCCTCGCGGCAACCTTGCTGCGCAACGCGGTTTGCTGCATGGCACTTCACAAAAGTTCAAACCAGGTGACGTGATTCTTCCTGCGTCCAAACTTCCCAATAAGCCTGTATGGAATGTGTCAAATCCCAATGTTGCTTACGCTACATCTGACCAAACGTTTGCTTTGAAGGCAGCCAACACTGCTCGTTTTCAGCGCGTAACACAAAACAAAGGTTTGATGAGTGGTTTGTTGAACCCGCGAGTCGAAAAAGGTATTCCTGTTCGAGAGTCTGTAGGTGAATTGGGTGCTAAGGGTTACAACAAGTTGGTTCGTTCTAATCGCGCACGAATCTACGAAGTGGAACCTGTGAATCCGGCGACCGTCAAAATCAACAAGGTTGACAAGATTCGAGAGAAACAATCGGCTGAAGGTTTTATTGTGAAGCGCGAAGTGTTCCGTGGCCCCGTATTTGATAAGCAGTTTCCAAAGGCTGTGAAGAAGTACCGCGGAGGCGGAACTAAGAAACGCTGATGCCTGCTGGTCGTTCGGGGAGACGTCAAATCCCACCACAAGACGTAGCCCGCTACTGGCAATCACGGGCAGCGGGGATGTCCATGAAGGATGCTGCGGCTATTGCCGGTGTGCATGTGAACACGGTTGCCAAATGGGAGGCGAAGAAACGTAAAGCTGCTGCCGAAATCAAACTGGCTGAGGTTGAGGTCGGTCAGGTTCGCAAGAAGCAGGGTGGCGTGCAGGCGGAAGCGTGGAAGGCGGCGATGGATGTCGCTGATCTACCGCCAGTTATCCCGTATGAGCGTCTAAGCCCAGAAGCGCAGAGGGGTTGGGATGATTTCGACTACTTCCGCCGACGCTACTTGGGTCGTGTTCCTAGCCCGTGGCAGGTGGATGCTGCGTACAAGATTGTGCAGATGTTGGAGTCGCCTGAAAAAGAGTTCATTTGCATCAACTGTCCTCCTGGTGCTGGTAAATCTACGTTGTTTCACGACTTCGCGTGTTGGATGATTGTAAGAAACCGAAAGATTCGTGTACTTATCGGCTCTGCTACACAAACGTTGGCGAAGATGTACTCGCGTCGTATTAGGGAGACGTTGGAACGCCCGTTCCCGTTGAGTCCCGATCCGATTCTGATTGAGAAGGGGTTGGCGGTCAACGCTGAAGGGTGCCTGTCTATTGACTATGGGCGTTTCAAACCGTCATCGAGCGGTGCGTTGTGGCGTGCCGAGGAGTTCATCGTCGAACAAGAAGACCTATCGGGTTTGGATAACAAAGAGCCGACGGTTTCTTCGTACGGTATCGACTCAGAGTTCATCGGACATCGTGCCGATCTCTGTTTGTTCGACGACGTGGCAACCCCAGAGAACGCCAAAGAGTCCGTTGCACGTGACAAACTTTTGGAACGGTGGGATACCGTGGCTGAG